TTGCAGAATTAATTTATGGTGATGAGGCAAAAGACCACTTTGATGAGGCTGTAAGGTGGGTAATCATTATGTTGATATTTGTCTTTGACCCTTTAGCAGTGTTGCTATTGATAGCGGCTAATATATCATTGAGGAGTAGAAAACTTGAACGACAATCTCAAAGAGAAAAAGATGAAGAGGATAGACTTGAGCAAGCAAGTAAGGAAAAAGAGAAAGCTTACAAAGAGGCTGCTAACGCAAAAACTAGAGCGAAGAGAGTCCGAGATAGAGAAAAAGTTTATAAAGATTTTTTTAGAAAATTAGGTCAAAGAGATTTAAAAAACCGTGACTATGAGGCCTTCTTTAGACAAATGGGTACTGAGGAATTGAAGAAATTAGGCTTGGATCCAGACGAAATTCGCATAAAACTTGACCAAATAATGGAATGGAATGACCAACCAAAGGTTGACAATATCAATAAAAAGTGATAGGATAGGATATTATGATTACAGATATTGACTTAAAAAGACTAAACTTGCCTAAGTTAAATGAACAACAGGCAAGACGAGTAACAGCCGCTGAGAAAGCTTGTAGAGAAGCTAAAACAGATTGGGCTAAAAACTATTGGTTTGAAGTTTTTAGAAAACTATGTACGCTATATGGTGCGACAGAATACTTTAGGAGGACTATACACTAATGAATATATTTTATTTAGATAAAGACCCTAAAGTTGCAGCTCAAATGTCCTGTGATAAGCATGTTTCTAAAATGATTGTAGAGAGTTGTCAGATGTTATCGACAGCACACCGTATCTTAGATGGTACAGACTACTATGATAAAACTAAGAATGGTAGAAAGATTAAAAGATGGAAACATCCTAATTCTAACTTAGAACCAGTTTTATACAAAGCGAGCCATGTAAATCACCCTAGTACAAAGTGGGTTATGGATTCTGGTTTTAATTATGTTTGGTTATACAATCATATGTTAGAGTTGAATGAAGAGTTTAAGAAAAGATATGGTCACACACAAGACCATAAGTCTGTAAGATTGTTAGGTAGTATTTTATCTCATACACCAATCAATATAAACTGGAAGAAACAAGGTTATGATGCAACGCCAGCTATGCCAGATTACTGTAAAGTACCAGGTGATAGTGTAGCAAGTTATCGTAAATACTATATAAATGAAAAAAAGAGATTTGCAACCTGGAAGGCACCTGCCGTGCCACCAAGTTGGTATACACAAGGAGTGAAAAATGGCAAACGAATATAATAGAGAAAATATGATAGAAGCTATTGTTGACCACGCAAAAGGTCACATTGCAAAACACAAAATGAATGTTGAAATATATCTTTCAAATGCAGCTGGTGTCGGTGAACATCCTGATGTTTTAGAGGCAGTTGAAAAAGAACTAAAGGTTATTGCAGAATACCATGACCAACTTGAAGTAATTAATAAATACTTTAAGAAGAAAGACCCATTCAAACCGAATGAATAAATTTTGGAGTAAGTAGTGCCAACATATAATTTTAGGAATAAAAAAACAGGTAAAGAAACCGAGGAGTTTATGTCTATTGCAGATTTAGATAAATTTAAAAAAGACAATCCTCATTTAGAACAATTTATAGCACAAGCACCTGCTATTAGTGGCGGTATTGTTGGTATTGGTAGAATGAAAAATGATGATGGTTGGAGGGAGATGCAAAGTAGAATTGCTGAAGCACACCCTCAATCAGAATTTGCTAGTCAATACGGTAAACGAAGTATTAAAGAAGTAAAGACACAACAAGTTTTAGATAAACATAGAAAACGACAATCACAACAAAAGAGAGGTAAGTAATGGCAGATATACCTGATTATATGCGTGGTTTTGACCTTGATGAAGATTGGGGTATGACACCTGTTGCAAAACCAGCAGAAACGGTGCCATCTATTGACCCTACAGTAATAGAAAATTCAAATTTAGAACTATCTAAGTTGAATTCAGATGTATCATCAATCAAAAGTATGATGAATGAAATTATGCAGATTGTGGCCGAGAAAGAAACTATTACCGAAGAGGTCAACAACGAGGCATATGAATTAAGATTTAAAGATTTAGAAAAGGTAATTTTACCGTTTCTATACAATTTGATGAAGAGTGATGAGCCATATATTCATTGGCCAAATAGAGCACCAATCATCAAAGCACAAATTGAAAAGATACTAAAACTAACCAGGGGGTAGTATGAATATAAAGGCACAACACAAAGAGTTGAAAAAAGAAGTTAACGAACTTGAAAAGCAACGACATGTGAACAGGTCTTCTACATTATGGACTAAAATAAAAGAGATGAAGAAACTCAAATTAAAAGTAAAGGAAAAACTCCATGCAACTAAGTAAGAACTTTAGTTTAAAAGAAATGACTGCTTCACAAACGGCAGCTAGACATGGGATTAATAATAATCCAAGCGAAGACCATATGAATAATATGAAAGCTCTTTGCGAGAATGTATTACAAAAGGTCCGTGACCATTATGGTAAGGTTGTAACCATATCTAGTGGCTATCGTAGTCCTGAATTGTGTGTTAAGATTGGCTCAAGTGTCAATTCACAGCACGCTAAAGGGGAGGCGGCTGATTTCGAAATCTATGGAGTGAGCAATGCTGAACTATGCAAGTACATTGCTGATAATTTAGAATTTGACCAATTGATTTTGGAATTTCATAACATTGATGAACCAAACAGTGGTTGGATCCATTGTTCGTATAAATCTGAAGACAATAGAAAACAGATTTTAAGAGCATATAGAGATGAAAGTGGTAAAACCAAATATGAAAGTTACAATCCTAGCTGAAAAGAGAAACGGGAAGAGTTGAGAAACAGTCCCGAATTAATTAATGACCATTTGCAGTTATACAGGTCAATATAAGGCTTGCCAAAATACGAATACAATGATATATTAAACAATACAAATACGGAGAATATTATGAAAAATTTTGTAACACTAGACGAAACCAAACTGCCACAAACCAAAGGCAAAAGAATTAATGGTATGCGATTTTATGAGGTTGATGGCCAGGCGTTTCCGTCTGTCACTTCCGTATTAGGATTCAGACCAAAACCAGGCCTGTTGGCGTGGCGTAAAAATGTAGGTGAAGAGGCCGCTAAATGGGAGATGGCTCGTGCCGCTCGTAGAGGTAAAGCAACTCACACACTTATTGAAGAGTATCTAAAAGGTGAAACACCTTCTACAAGAGATGTATTACCACTTGGCCTCTTTACTATTATGAAACCATATCTTGCACAAGTTGATAATGTACATTGTTTAGAAACTATTTTGTATAGTAAACAATTGACACTGGCTGGTCAAGTAGATTGTATTGCTGAATACAATGGTAAACTTTCTGTTATTGACTTTAAGACAGCCAATAAAGAGCGTACAGATGCTTGGAATGAAAGTTACTATATGCAATGTACTGCTTATGCAGTTATGTATGAAGAACTGTTTGGTACACCAATTGACCAGATTGTTATTCTTATGGCAAGTGAAGATGGTTCTGCTAAGGCTTTCATAAAAGATAAGAAAGACTATATAGAGAAATTGAAAACTGAGATTAAGTATTTTTACGACAATTACAATAGTGAAAATGCTTCATAGAATTACTTGTTGACGATAAATGCAATAGGTATACTGGACGAGGGTGCAACTCCCTCCACCTCCACCATAAACACATTCTTTGAGTGTGCTTATGGGGGGTGTGTAGGTTCGACAGGTGCTGAAAGATTTATAAGAGAGTAATAGTTGGCGAACTTAAACGCATTTTTAAATGGCAACGAAAACTTTGCCCTTGCAGCCTAAAAACTGCTGAGTTTCGTGGAGTGTACTTGGAAACAGAAACACTCCACACTTTTATAATAACCAGAAAGGTGAAAATGAATAGTAAAGAATTTAGTTTAATGATAGAGGGGATTGTAAAAGAGAAACGACCAATCAGTTATATGGACGCTATCGTATGGTATTGTGAAGAGAACAAGATAGAGATAGAAACCGTCACAAGATTAGTTTCCAAAAATCTAAAAGAAAAAATCAAAGCAGAAGCTTTAGACGCCAATTTATTAAAAGAGAAAAAGACAGCGAGGTTACCGGTGTGAATGTAGAAGTTATTGACAAAATGGGTAGTGACCTATCCGTGGTAAATGCAGCCAGAGTATCGTTTGCAAAAACCAAAGATGTATTTGATGATAAAGATGAGAAGTTGATTAAGTATCTAGCAGAACATAATCATTGGTCACCATTTGGTCACGCTTCATTACAGTTTAGAATTAAAGCACCAGTATTTGTTGCACGACAATTGGTAAAACACCAAGTAGGTTTGGTGTGGAACGAAGTTAGTCGTAGATATGTAGATGATGAACCAGAATTTTATATGCCATTTCTATGGCGTGAAAAGGCAGAAAACAAAAAGCAAGGTAGTGCAGATACCGAAGTAGAGTTTGATATTACAGATATTACTATGGCGTGTAAGTCAGTATATAATCAAATGTTAGAGGCCAATATTGCACCAGAAATGGCTAGAATGATATTACCTCAAAGTATGATGACCGAATGGTACTGGTCAGGTACAGTATATGCATTTGCTCGTGTATGTAATCTGAGAAATAAACCAGATGCACAAGAAGAAACAAGAACAGTTACATACGAGATTGCTAGACATATGAAAGACCATTTTCCTGTTTCGACTAAGTATTTGTTAGATGACTAGAGATATATTTGAAAGTGTTATAGATGTAGGTAGCGGTTTTATATTGGCTGTTCTTATACAGTTACTAATATTTCCGTTATTTGATTTACACCCTAGTATATTTGACAGTATAGGTATTGCTTTAATATTTACTGTAGTGTCAATGACAAGGTCGGCACTATGGAGAAGGTATTTTAGAAAACGAAGAATATAAAGTATGTATGGTGGATTTGAAGTTTATAAAGAATATTTGGCAGTCAAAAATCATTTTACTTCCGATAGTTATGACTATTCAAAGTATGGTGGAAAAGTTAATGTCAAACTTGAAAGCTTTACAAAACGCAATGATAGGCATTTTTTTCACAAGCTTTCTAAGCGATATACTGAACGAGAGATTACTCATTATTTTGTTTGTAATTTTCTTGTTAGTAATAAGTGGGTTGGGGACCTTTTAAAGAATGACGGCGCTGAGGAATATACTAAATGGAAAAAGTACCAAGACAGTTATAGGTACTTTTTTCGAAATGATTGCGTATTGGTCGTTGATGACTTTACTTCTAATAGCCTTTCTTTTGATGATGGCTTGGGCGTGGTTGGCGGGCAACATCCTAGACTTTTACGATTATATCTCAGAAAGAAAATTAGTTTCCAAACTTTATACATCATTGACAGGATTATTAACTTCAGCCGTAAATGGGATAATCAAATTGAAGAGAAAATTGTTTGGCCAGGAGTGAGTAAGAAATTAAAAAAGGTAAGACCGTTTGTACAATATAATTTGGTAGAAATGAGAGATGTG